AGTGTACCTGTTGTTAAAGCTGTTGCTGAAGTAGCATAAACTGCACCGTTAGCAGTAAATGGTGTAGCACCACTTAGTCCAGTACCGCCATACGTAGTAGTAATTGCTGTACCTTGCCATGTGCCTGAAGCTACTGTACCTAGAGCTGATACATTATTGGATGCATCTAAATATACGCCTTTTGTAGCTGTATATGTACCAAATACGTTTTTAGTACCCGCTGAAAAGTTTACTGCAGAACCTGCATTAGAAGAAGCTAAAACTGTAGTACGAGCTAAGTTAGCTGATGTACCATCAAGTGTACCAAGACCAACTTCCCATTCAGAAGTAGTTTGACCTACTATAGTATAGTAAGTAGTATTACTGTTACCAACACCCGAACCGAAAGTTCTAAAACCTGTTACCGCTCCACCAAGAGCGATTGAGCCTGTACCTGTAGTTGTGGTAGTTTCAAATACTCTGTCCGCTATTACAAGAGCCATGATAGACTCCTATTAAGCGATACGAATAATTGCTGAAGTATTATTTGCAGTTGGCATTACAACAGTGAAGTTACCTGCTGTAGAAGTGATCGTACCACCAAATGATAATACTGCTACTGAGTTTTTACCTGCTAAAGTATTGTTATAAATCATTGCACCTGCTGCAGATATAGTAGCTGTTGTCCAAGTAATATTAGAAAAACTTAGCCATGCTGTAGTTCCTGTAGCGCTATTAGGTACGTTTGATATTGTTAACGCTTGACCCCCAGCAGTGTATCCAGTACCTGAAGCTTCGTTTGACGACGTATAAGCAGTTGTGGTTGAATCAATAGTAGCTGCTGATGTGTACAATGCCATGTAAAACGTATCTTGTGTATTCAACGTTTTAGCTGGGTTTACTGTATTAAAATTATGATACGCGCTAAGTATCTCTACTTTAAAGCTCGTGGTCATTGCTTGGGTAATTGCCATTTTAGTTCTCCAATAATTTAGTTAGTTCAGGGTGTCCTGCATCGGAAAACCGATGTTTCAATGTTAATCTATCTGACTCTACTGCTTGTTTTAATGCTCTGATAAGCTCTGCATGAATATGTTCTTTAAATGCTAAAGCTTGATCTCTAATTGTAGGATGTGAGTCTTTACCTACATAAATGATTCTATCAATTGTTTGTTCTGCAATTTCTTCAGGGGTAAAACCTCTATAGTTTGTACCGTATGCTTTAACATTATCGCCTAAAATAAGATCCATTTATTTTCCTTTATTGAACGGGGTTTCTAACTTGCCCATTTCTGTAAGCATCTTGACGATCTTTACCATCACCAAGTTGTTTCAATAGAGCTAATGCTTCATCATAACGTTTCTGATATTGATTAATAACATCTTGTTCGCCCTTCATGTACGTATATGCTTCCAACAAAGAACCATAAAGAAGAGCAGAATCAAAATTATTCCCAAGCCAAGTAGTACCGGCAGTAACAATAGACTCAGGATAATAGAAATAATGTAATTCAATATTATAACTGGTATCAGGTGTAGGACCTAATATAAATGTCGTACTGTCAAAAACTGCATAATACTGCGGTTGACCATAAAAATTAGAATCAGTATCAGGAAATGACTCTCTAATAAAATTAACGTCTTTATTTAATAAGTACGAATACTCATTAGCAGAATTAATTACTGCCATACTAAATGTTGATAACCAATCAGAAGGCATAGATAAATACTTATTAGTTGCTGTTGTATGACCTGTTACATTCTTACGCAACGCAGGTAATTGCACAACGTTGTAAATACGTTGTTCAGCTTCTTTAATAAAAGTATTGATTACATCAGTATCAAATGTATTCTCTGTGTAATTCTGTATCTGTGTAACTAATTGGCTATAGTTCATTACTGACTATTAACGCTATATTTATTGCCTTTAGTAGCTGCACCTGTACCACGTTTTACTTTAGTTTGAGTGTTAACTACTGGACGATTAATATTGCCAATGCTTACACGACGAGCTGGCATGCCAGGAGTAGATTCTACTGCACTCATAGTGTTAGGATCAGTTTGATAACCAATATCTGCATTAGGTACAATTTGTGGCTGTTTATATTCTGCCATGATTATCTTCCTTTTTGATTTTTAACTTTAGCTAAACCACGACCCATAGTCTTCATATCAGCATTCTTTTTACCGCCACCTGATTTAGTAGCTGGTCCTTTTTCAATACCAATTGAGGGTCCGTCATTACCTAAGTTTTTACCCTTAGTCTTGCCTTTTTGATTAACGCCTTGAGCGCCTGCTTTAAAACCCATTTTGTTACTCCTTAAGTTATTGTTACTGTTACTGTACCCACTTGACCTGTTGGAACTAAATCGTTAGGTATATCAGGTAAATTTAAAATGTTATTAAGACCTACTGGGTCCCAACCCCATTGTATTACTCTACTACCACCGTCACCACCTGGTCCAGATTGATAATAACCTAGATCAGGACGTGGATTCCTTACTGCTTGCGGATCATTTACTGGGTATAAACCTAGTGATAATTGCGGTTGATCCGGTTCCCAACACGATGGGCATACCAGTATATTAACATTTTTTGTCTTTATAACCAACTGCTTTAATTGCTTTAATTTATATCTAAAACCACAGCGATCACACTGGGCAATAGAGTGTTTACCACTAGAAAATTTACTTGGCATTTACTTAACCGTGATAGAACATTTCTCTAGGTACAAATCTAACAGATGCTTTTTCTCTGTCTTCTTCTGCAGCTAATTGGTATTGCTGTTCATATTCTTGTTTTAATTCAGCACGTCTATTAGGATCTACATTAGGTATTTTCATAGCTAAATAATAAGCTAAACCTGCTACCATCGCATTTAAAAAACGGAATGGAATATCTTGTGTAAACGTTCCACCTGTACCAGCATCTTGAATACGACGTAATCTGTAGTAAATAAATGTATAAAAATTAGATTGATCAGGTGCAGGCCATACATTAATATTAGGATTTTTAACTGTTAAATCAGGTTGTGTAGCTCCACTCTGTCTATTAATCCATACTTGGATAGGACGTCCCTGTGCATTTTTATTAGGTATTGTAAGATATGTTGACTCACTAATACGGCTAATATTAATATCTGTTTGGTTTTGATTTGTGCCAGTACGTACTACTTGGTCTAATAAGTCAATAGTATCAACAGGTAAATCATATGAAATAGTACCTTGTACTAACGGAATTGAACCTTGTTCAATAGTCCACAGATTAATACCACGATTAGCCCACTCAATAGTAAGTAGGTTTAAACTACGTCTAGCTGTTTTTAAATCATAACCCGTACGTAATTCAGCACCACATCTTTCAAATGCTTCTTCTACAATAGTATTAAGGTCTAGATTAAAACTAGAGGTACCTGAAGTTGTAGCTACCATTATTATCCTATTTATTAAAAATCTTGATGTAACATGCTTCCCAATCAGTACTTATGCACTCTTGAGCAACATCAATTTTTATCTTGCCTAAACATATTTGACGATGTAATTCGTTTTCTAACTTATCTTTATCATGAGCATTGTTTTTACCACAATAACTTTGAGGCCATAAGTTATATACACTATTGTCTCCACCTAACTCTAAGCTTATTAGATGGTCTATTTCATATCCTTCAGAGCATTGACTTCTATCATTACCCTTCATTTTATATGAAGTATATACTTCTTTCTTTAGTGACTCAGGAACGTTTCTAACTAAGCTAGTACTTGTAGTACATAGTTCTGTTAAAGTTACTGACCTAGCAACACCTGGTGTTAAAGCTTTATTAGGTAGTGCTGCATAAGCTAGGTTTAAACTAAATAAACCTAATACTAACCACTTCACTATTTTTTTAAACCTTTTAAAGTTTCAGCTAATCTAGCACGTTGACCCATTTTGCCAGGAGCTTTAGCCGCTTTAGCTAATTTACCAGCAGGAATCTTTTCACCTTTTTTAACACCTAATGATGACTTTAGTGCACCTGGTTTTTTAATTGCTTTTTGAATCCATTTTTCTGCCATCTTAATCTCCTTATTTTGGAAAACCAGCTTTCATATTTGCATATGCTTTAGGTGTAATTGTAGAATTCTTTTTGCTACGTGAAATGCCTTTTTTCTTTCTAGCATTCATATTAGCATATAGCCCTACAGGTCCACCTTTTTTATATACATCTACTTTATTAGGATCATCCTTACGAGTAATTACTTTAGGTTTTTTACCCGGTATTTTAGATTCCTTCATATCACCCATACAGCGACTTGGA